ACCCCCTCGGTTATGGTGCAATACCAGCTTTCACTATGTCCATTACGGCTTTAGTCTCAACATCACTTAGACCTGCATCTACAGCATCAGCTAAATCGTAGTCAGTAGTAACACGAGTTAGGAATACATCAGACATGATCTTAGCTACCTTCTGCTCAGCATCACGAATGTACCCTTCAGCTTGGTTCTCATATAACTTAGCTTGCCTACCTAAGATACCTGTTACAGGTTGACCCTGTATTAGATCTTCAACCTGAGCCAGTTCTGTAAGGTACTTCTGGTCTAGTATCTGTATCTCACTATCGGTCTTCAACTGACCTTTGATGATACTGGTGTTCTCAGCAAGAGCATTGACTGTCTGTTGGATAACCATCTTAGTGGCTTCTAACTGACCATCTATCTGACCATCGATAACATCTTCTTGTAACACAGCTAACACAGTACCTTGGATAGCACCTGCAATCTGTTCAGTAACAAGTTTCACATCTTCTTTAGTCTTAAGAATCAAGTCATCCATATGAAGAGTCTGCTTCTGAATGTATAGGGTCTCAGCTTCCATCTTGGCTATCTGAGCTTCTATCAATTCATTGGATAGATCTGCACCTTCAATCTGCTTCTGCATCAATAGGATGTTCTGGTTCGTCAGTTCATACTGTAATAAGTAAGCAGCACCTTGAGCCATAGATGTTTCCATCATAGCTACATAGGCAGTTGTGAATTGAGCACCGGTTATTCTCTGGTTCTCGAACTCGTTCGATAGGTGAGACTTAGCTGTACGCATAAGCTCTTCGAAGATACCGTTACCTTCTTTCTCACCACCTGTAAAAGCCTTAACTGTTAATCTACTACCTTCAATTCTTTCCATTTCTGGTTCCCCTTTAAATAAAAAAGCACCGCTTAAATAGCAGTGCTTCTACGGTAATCATATAGCTAACTTGGTAGATTAATCTTTGTCGATTGCACCACGAGCTGTCTGGTCTTTAGCCAGTGCATCCAATTCAACTTGTGTAAGATCTGGTAGATCTTCAATAGCGAATTCAGGTACAAATCGGTTCTTACGAATCTTACCACCCTTGCCGTCTGGAACATCATAAGACTGACGGAACTTCTTAGCCTTAAGCATCTTGTAGATAAAGTGTGGAATGTGCCAAGGCACATCAAACTGTACGAACTTCTTAATAGTACCTACAACGCTATTTGATACTGAGTAGTAGTCACCAGTCCAATCTTTACGATGAGGGTTCATATTTACCACTCGTACTCGAACAAGCCTAGTAGCTTCCTTTACAAGCTCAGCTCGATGAACTGCTTGTGATGCAGGACCTTTAACCAATACTACTTTATTTGCATCGATCTTAGCCTGAAGCTTCTCCAACCCAATCTTAGGGTGATACCCAACTTCCATGTTATCGGCAATTAGCTTCAGTGCTTCCAGTTTACTTGCTTCTTCGTTTAATACTTCTTTTGCTTTATCTTTAGACATAATATTTCCATTTCTCTATTTAGAGGAGGGTCAGAGGCTCCCTGAGAAGCCTCTATAAGTTAGTTACTGTTTACAGCTCAGCAACTGATTTAGCTACAGCAAGACGCTCTGCACGTAGAATCATAGTTGCGTAGAACCATTTGATAGAACTGAAACCAGTTTCACCGTATGGGTCATTGTGCATAGCAACTGCATCACCAGGCATCTTAGTAACGATCTTGAACTTCACAGACTTACCATCAGTTTGGAAACCAACAGTTGTGAATGAACCATCACCAATGATTAACATTGGGAATACATCGTAATTACCACCAGTAGCACGATAACCTGCATTGGTAGTTGTTGCTTTACCAGCACCTGCCCAATGAGCCATCTCTGGAACCACTACGATACGGAACTGACCTACTTTACCGATTTCACCATGAATCATGTTAGCGCCTGTGTGGTACGAACCAGCAGCACCATACTGAGATACATCGATGAATGCAGGGTTGTCGAAGTGATCAGTCATCTTAGTGATTGACGGAATCAATTCAGAACCACAGTAAAGGATACGACCTGCTTCAACAGTACGCGTATCTACCATACGAGAACCAGTGATAATCTTGGTTTTCTTAGGAGTACGGTTATTATCTAAATCAATAGATAAACGCTGTAAATCTGCATACGTAATTGTAGATACTGTATCACCAGTTTCACCAGTCATCTCTGAGTCTTGAGTTGCATCACCGCCGTAGCGTAATACACCTGCACCGTTTAACAGATCAATCTGTAGAACGTCTTCAGTGATTTCATTTGCACCCATGATTAGCTCACGAGATAAATGACCGTATAACTCAGAATCACTATCGAAGTCTAAAGACTCACGAGTGAACTCATGGAAGAAGCCTAGCTTCTCAAGAGTCGCTTCAAGGATTACACGAGTGTAACCAACACGGTTAACACGACCACCAGTCTCAGACAGAGAAGGAAGTTTAGATGTGATAGTACCGATGTCTTTGCTTGAACCATAGATGTTACCATCATTGATTGTTGAACCAGCAGCATCTATACCTTGGTCATTGGCATTACGATCATCAAGTAACGGTAAGAAATGGTATTTCTTAATCGTCTTACCAAAATGCTTAGGCATTGAAGTAACGTCTGCTAGTTGGCCAAAGTACTGTTCTTTTTGAGCTTCGATAAGACCTTGCTTATTGAAGTAATCAGTACGTATCTGGGGACCTACACTTGACTCTGTACCGCCAGCTGGGTCGTTATATTTAATTTGGTTAGTATCATTTAAAGGCATAATTATATGCTCCTATAATTTGAGTTTAGCGAACTCATCATCAGACATACTCAACAGGTCATTAGCTGACATCTGTTTAACAGCAGTCTTCTTATTAGTTCTATTAGGACTAGCTTTCAGTTTCTTGTCCTTTCGTTTAGCTTCTTCTGCACTCAATCCTTTAGGCTTAGTAGCTACTCGCTTGGTTTGCTTTGGTTCAGTCTCCTGAGTGTCAAATCCACCACGCTTATAGATTGCTTCACCTGCAGCAAAGTATGCGTCTAAATCCGAAAGATTAGCATACCCACCAAACATCTGCTCACGCTCAAGTTCTTGCATAACTACTTTATAAGTACCATTGGCAACTTGTTCGTTTAGAGCTTCAAGTATTGCGGGTTTCTCAACAAGAGCACTCTTACTAGCTTTATCCCATTTAGTTGATATTCCCATTGTAGTATTGAATGAAGAAGTTGATCGTATACTATCGATTACTTCATCTAACTCTACGGTCTTATCATCTACTGAGTGATCACCAGGTGTGTACTTGTTATCTTCGATGTTCAAGTCCATGGGATCAATCCCAGCTTCCTTGACCAATTTAGATATTGCTTCTGGGTCTTTGTTCTTGAGGTCTATTAAATAGTTTAATTCCTCAGGACCAATCCCATTGTTCTCAAGCTGCTTAAGGGTCTTTCGATGTCCTTTCATAGCTTGAGTCTTGTTACTATAGTCAGCTCCCATCTGCATTAGACGGACAGCTTCTTTAGCATCTTTAACTTGAATCTGTTTGCCAGAGGCTTTAAAAGGTTCAAGTATCAATTGTTGGAATGCTTCTAGGTCAGCAATGTTCTTTGCTTCACCATCTTCACTCAGCTCATCTTCTGAAACATCTTCATCAGACTCTTGTTCTTCTTCGCTATCATGAAACATGTCTTGCTCTGGTTCAGCTTCAGTTTCCTCAGCTTCCTCGTCCTCAACATCCGTTTCATCAATAACCTCATCTTGTTCTGGTTCATCTTGAGACTCATCGACTACGTCGGAACCAGTCTCCTCGAACTCAGATGGAGACATCTTAGCGAAGTCCTCATCCGACATTTCTAATAGGTTGTCATCAGCCATGATTACTCACCTTCGGCTAAGATCTCAGTCTCAGCTTGATCTAGGTCTGCTAACGCTTGTACAGCATTTGAACCATTCATTAAAGTAGTCTGGATATACTGTTGAACCACTCCAACAGATGCCATACGTAAATTGATACTTGCTTTCACTTGGTCAGTTACCGGTTGAGCCAGTAAAGGAGCTAAGCGAACAGGTTCATCTCGAAAGAAACCATTCTCGATACAACGTTTGAAATCACGGTTCTTCAATAGACGTTCCATTGACTCACCTAGTGATGCTGCATCTTGAGCTTCTTTCTTACTTACTTGTACTTCATGTAGTTGGTTTTGCATTTGGTTTTCTCCGTGTCCCCTCCCAAAAGTAGGAGGGATTTCTTAAACCAGCGTTATTGCTGAGTATTAGTTATATCTCTGAAGCGTCTTTCGTTGGCTCCAGAGTCTTCTTAAGGATTTCGAGTTCTGCATTAGCTCTCGCTTGTGCTCCGTCTTTCTCCATAGCTCTCTCATGGTTCACACCAGACTCCTGTTCAACGAAGTCTAGGTTCTGTCTATCTGTACTAGCTGACTTGTCACCTGCTTCTGCATTGATCTTAGCTATCTCTGCTTGGATCTTCTGGTTCTCTAACTGAAGCTTCTCTACCTCTAACTGAGCAACTTGTTCAGCTACAGGATCTGGAGTTGGTTCGAAGTTAGCTAACCTCTCTGCCAATACAGGCATTTTTCTTAAGGTAGCAATCTCAGATAAGATTATCTTAGAGAACTCTAAACCAAACTCTTGTCCAGTAGTCTGCAACATGAACGATAGCTCATTAGCTTTCTGCTCATCTGCTTCTGCTGTAGAGATGGAGATACGTAGATCAAAGTTACCTGCTAAGTCATCACGACGTACACGAACGAACCTTTGATTAGTAACACGTATCACTTCCTCTTCAGACATGAACTCTTGGTTCATAGAAATGAACTTACGAGCTACTCTCTTAAGTCCTTCTCCAAGTCTACGAAGGATACCAAGTTCTCTACGTGCTGCAGCATCAAGTGCTCCACGAGCTGAAGTTGCTGTGTCACCCAAACCTGCACCAGTAACACCTTGTGAGAATGCTTTGATACCGGTAAGAGACTCTGCTTCTTGGTTCTGTTGTAGAACCATCTGATAAGCGGATTGAGGAATCTCAGCATAAGTATGCATAAATATAGCTTGGTCAGGTGAGGCAATAGAAGCATTAAATTCATAGTCCAATCCCTTATCAAACTTACGTCTGTTCACTACGTCCAGAGCATCCTGTCGGATACCTGTCTGACCGTTAGCTGAACGACCCATAACATCTATCATTCCTCGAGTAACAGCTCCCAGAATCTGCTGATTGTCTTCTAACAGTTCTGCATCTGGTTCTCCGTATACCGACTCTTTAACCGGTAAGTAAGGAATAATAACAAATGGAGCTTTACCATCTGGGAAAGGATTCTCTTCTAGACGAATCATTACATCACCAACCCAAGTAGCTACTATCGGTTTAGTAGTACCAGAACCATCAATGTCCCAGTTACCCCAGTATTCATATATGACATGCTTCTTACGAGGCTTGTCTTTATGTTCAAATCCAGTCTCTGCATAGTTAGATGGAGAGGTATGGTCTGGGTCTGCAAGTACGGAACCAGTAAAGATATCTAGCTTATCTAGATTCTTATAGATTCCCTTCTTCTCTAGGTCTGAGGTACTACCCTCGAACGAATAGATAATGAAGTCTGCTTTATCAATGTCATTACCTGCTGATGGATCAATAGTCACATTATCAAAGTGACATAAAGTAGCAGAGGGATGGTTCTTAAGAACTTCCTCTTCTTCCACTTCATCGAAGCCATCTTCAATAGGCCAATGAGGTAAGCCAGTATCAGAATAGATGTTCAAAGCTTCAAGGAACTCTTCAGGTAATACTGAAGGGTCATCCTGCATCATAGCTTCTAGTTCTTCTAGATGCTTAGGATCTTGAGTCTCTTCGTAAACATAAATAGGATACTTCTTCTTACCCATCTGGGATTCATATTCCCAACCTACTCGTACAATAGCAGTACCTTCGTTCACAAGGTTTCGAACCAGTGAATCAATGAAGTTTACTTTATCTATACGGGTATTGAATTGGTTGTTAAGTAGAAGACCGTTCTGTATAGCTGACTCTTTGTCTTCATGAGTAACAGGGTCTACATTGAAGATATCAGGTGTACTTAGGAATGGTTCAGAAAGAGATGTGTATCTCCACTCTGCTTGCTTCCTAATTAACTTAGGTGAGATCTTCGACTTACCATCGGCTACTTTCTTCTTACTGCTAAGACTGAATGGTTCAGCATTACTTGAACCAGTATTCTTACTACCGGATTTAACATGCAACAAGTCTAGCCAAGTGTTAATTTGGGTAGATTGGTCCTGATGAGAAGTTCGAGACGACTCTAGACTCTCTTTCAGTTCTAATAGAGTAGGAGTGTTAGTTCCCCATCCATTGTCAAAAGAGTTCTCAGTACCTTCATGATGCACTTTATCCATATTCTCTTCACTCATAATTATATGTCCATATGTTGATGATGCGATTAAAAGGAGTATTTTGCAAGCTATATCTACACAGGAGCTCATCTGACGTGATTTAAGACATCAGATAAGCCAATGTATAGGAAACTTGTTAAACAGGCTCTACGTAACACGGAGGGAGCTCAGGAACACAATATGAACCATCTGTAACTAACTGCTCTAGTGACATTGGACCCGTAAGAGTACCTACATCGATATCCAAGTAAGCTACCTCTATTAACGTATCTGTGAATAGTACCTCAAGGACGTATTTCCCATCACCAATAGTGAAGTCATATGAACCATCTTCTCCTGTAATTACTTCTCCTACTTGAGCAAATAACACTGTAGTAGTGTCTTGAGCTGTAACACGAATCTTGATACCTATTGCTAGGTTACCCATTGGGTCTTTTAATGTACCTGTAATTTGAACTGTCATACCTTTCTCCTTAACTTAAACTTAGTTGAGATGAGTTTCTAAACAACTGAATCAGAGCTACAGATGAGACATCTGCTGATAGCTCATCATTTAACTGTAACCACAAAGGTGGGTTACGATTCTCGTCAACTATAAAGATACCTAACTGCAATGTCGTTGTAGTATTAGCATTAACGGTTGCACGTAACAGTGAAGGTAAAGGAATTACTATAGTACCTTGAGCTGCCAGAGACCTAAACGTCTGAGGAGTCTCATATACAACTGACCCTCCACTCCTAATCTGCACCCTGTAGTCAATACGTTGACTAGAGTTATCAGATACATACCTAATCGAGAATGCGGGTAAGTTGAATACCATGGTTCTATTGTAATTTACTGAGTTATTAACATAAGCGAATATATAAGGATAAAACTGATTTGAACTTACCTTACCTAATGACTTACGTGGATATGCTCTTGTAGCAGAACTCACTACATCACCGAGTATACGGTCTGCTTCTATGGTTCCAGTGAACGTACCATCCACACCTTGAAGAGTACCAGTAAAAGTACCATTTGCTGCACTTAGACTTCCTCTAAAAGTACCATCAGCTGCTATCAAGTTACCAGAGAATGAACCAGAATGAGCTACAATATGCCCTTCGAATACACCGTCTTCACACCAGAGCTTACCATCCTTGTTTACACGGAAAGGAGCCCAAGCAGGATTAGTAGCACCAGACCAGAATCTCCATCCTTCATACTCACCAGAGGTAGGTCCATCATCTCCATTCATACCTGCTGTCCAAGAACCTGAACCAGCGATAATAGTAGTGGATGCAGAGATCTCATTACCGGTAAGTGTATCTGCTACCAAGTGCTTAGCTGACAAAGTACCTGTAACTATCTGGTCTCCTTGAACTACAAATGCTGCTGTTGCCCAAGTGATAGGACTACCTTCTGGAGAGTTACATCTCTTAACATCTGAGTTACTAGGTGCAGAGATACTATCTACATAAGTTAAGTGGTCATTAAGTAATGGTGCTCTTCCAAATCCATTCACAAAGTCTACAGTTGCTTGAGCATCTCCAGGCCAATTACCCCCATTGAGAGCTAACGTATACCACCCTGAGCCAGGTTTACCTTTAATACGATGAACCGGTCCTTCTGTTCCTGGAGTACCGTTAGTGACTGTTCTAGACTGTCTGTAGATATGGTCATCAGTTTGAGTACCACCCCAACCTGTCCATCCAACAAAACCAGTAGGAGTTTCACCATATCTGTGTTGCTCATAGATCGTATCACCCGGCTTAGACCACTGACCTACGTCTGTCCAGAAACCTGAACCAGTAGGTGTTGTGGAGTCTTCTGCGTAGGTATAACAAACCCATGCTGTAAATCCTGGGGATACGTTAGAAGGAGGATGTTCACCCCATCCACCAGAAGGGGGTATAAGAGTCCCTGTAGGCTTACTTGGTTCATTTTGAGCTACTAGGTAGACTGCACGTAAGAACTGTCCATCAGAGCCTGGAGGACCATCCTCTCCATCCTCACCACGGAAAGGTCCTGCCCATATCCAATATGAACCATCAGAGAATATAGCATCATGTTCTGCTACTGCTTGTCCATCAGATGGGGAACCAGAGTCTACTAATGTACCTGCTGTATCAGAGATCCATAAGTGACCTGCTGTCTTAGGTTTAGCTAAGATGTTAGCAAGTGTGTCTCTACCTTTGAACTCAATACCTATTCCCGGTTGACCTGGATCTCCTGGATTACCTTTGATACGTACAGGGTCAGACCATGGACCTTGTTGTACACCATTCTCAAAGATAGCAGTACGTTGATATTCATCATCTGCAACCATAGGGAAGTGCCAATCAAATACACCATCTTCTGAGTACTCATATCTCAACTCAATTGTATCTCCCGGAGTACCATCGTCTCCGACGATTCGAGTTGGGGTAGACCATGCTCCTGCAACACCATTGGTTACCTTTCTTTCCTGTCTCCACTTATCACCTGCTTTAAGGTTCTCAGTCCAGTTGGTAACACCATCAGGAGAGTATTGGTATTCCCAATAAATAGTATCTCCAGGATTTCCTGGGTCACCTACTATTCTTACGGGTACAGACCAACC